TATCACTTGCAGCATCAAATCCAATTTTTGCACCAGCGATTCTTTCTTGAGATGCAATTCTTTGTCTTTCGATCTCTTGATTTGCTTTTGACTTCTGTAAATCTGCTGCAATTTTTTCTGCATCTGTTTGCATTTTTCTTTGTACTTCTGATGCTCTGATCTCAAGTTCTTTTTCTCTTTGCTGAATAACAGGGTCTTCCATTTTCTCCTGTACTTCTTTTTGTCTTACTTCAGCTTGACTATCAGCCAATACTCTTTCAGCAGCTTCTGATACCAACTGTGATAAACGCAATTCAATATCTTCTGGCAATGGCTCATCAGGTGGTGGCAATGGAGCACCCATCTGTTTTTCAATTTCTTTTCTATATTGAAATGCTATATGTTCTGTAATGTGAGCAGTAAAGGCAGCAAGTATAGAGTTTGCATTTGGACTTTGCCCTACCATTTCTCTCATCTTAGGATCACTCATTGCAGCCATATGTACTTTAATATGTGCTTCGTGGTCTTGATACATAAATGCTTTAACAGGTTTGCTGTTTAATAGATTCATATTTTCTGATACAGGGTCTGCTGGTAATATCTCTGATTTGAGTGGAACAATCTTATCTGCATCTTTAATGCCTAACACATCAAGCATCTGTCTATGCAGTTCTTCCATGTTATACATTTGTGGTGCTTGTTGAGAAAGTTGCAATGCAGCTTGATACTGCATAATTCTTTGTGCTTTTGTTGCTGCATTTGGATCAGACACCGGCACTACATCTATTCTTCCATCAAAATCTTCTTTCAGTAATTCTTTGCCTTTAATATTATAAGGATATTCTGTTGGACCATAATCAAAAATAATTCTAGATAATATTCTTAACTCATGTTTCATAGAGTTATGAATCCTAGCTTGTACTGATCCTATAACTTTTAATGATCTTTCTAGTAAAGCAAGAGTAGTTCCAACAGGTGCTTGATTATTCATATCAGATACTTTCATATCTGCTAACGATGCAAACCTTCTGCCTTCTTCTACTAAATTTTGCAGTAATTGATACAAAGTTCCTGATGGTTCTTTGTATGGTAAGAATGTAATGTTATCTTTAATTGCACCACCGGGTACATCTACATCTCTAAACTCACCGGGCATAATTGGAGTATCATCTCCTTTAATTCTTAATCCTCTAGATTTTAAACCACCGGGTAGATTGGAAAGAGTTCCTGCATCTACTAACTGTCTTAATAAACTTGTAGCTGATTTTGCTATGCCACCAATTAAATGAACCAAACCAAATCCATAGAATCCCATTCCGGGTAGGTATTGATAATGAACATAGTGTTGTCTTCTTTTCTTTAACGGATCATCTTCTAAAAAGTTTCTTCTGATAGATAGAATAGTTCCTGATTGATAGTCAAGTGTAATTACATAAGGTAATGCTATGCCTGTAGGCTCACCATCTTTCCTGTCTTCAAATCCTTCTAAGTCCAGATCAATCTGCATTTCTAACAATATATGCCTTTGATCAAAGTCATAAGACGATCTATCGCCTGTTAATTCATCATACTTACTTTGTATATTAGAGTAATCAGCAGATGGAGTTTGTAGCTCTACATCTCTATAAAATCCTATTACCTGTAACTTACGAATATCATTCGTGCTTTTTTTCATTACATGGGTTGATCTATCGCAAGTAGTAAGATCAGATGCACCATAACTCACAACAAAATCTTCAGCAGGTACAAACATACTGGCTGGTCTTTCTAATGCAGGATCATAATAAATTTTTCTAAACGCAGAACCAGCTAATGGTAGATTGAATAACATCTTTTCAGTTTCTGTTCTGTACTCACTCATTTTGTCTGTTAACAAGTAGTTGAGGTAATCTTTAACTCTAGTAGATTGATCTTGAGTATCTTGATTTATATCTGAAACAATTTTAGTATCCACAGGTCCTTTTGCTGGAAACAATTCTGTAATAGTTTCAGCTTGAAATCTTACAACTGATTCAGTTAGCAATGGATGAAATACACCACAAGCACCCTGCCAAGGCAAAGTTCTATCTTCAATTTTTAAACCTAACTGATCTAAACCTTTTGTATAAGTTTCTTCCCAGTCTTTTCTAGATTCTTTGTCTGAATTGTAATAACCCACAAGTTCATTTGCTAATTCCTCAAGGTCTGATTCATCCATAAACTCTGCGATGTTATCGTCAAAATTTTCTGTACCGAACTCAGAGCCTTCTTCAAAATCAATAATCATTCCACCATCTTCAGTTAGTATTGCAACCTCATCTGGGTTGGTTACTACAACTTCTAAAGGAGAATCTTCAACAATTTTTTCTGGGGTCTGTAATGGTTTCTCTGCCATCTAATCTCCTAATAATAATTTGCTTCTCTGGGTGGGAAGTATTCTTCTTCTTCGTCTGAAGATAGAGGTATAAATCCACCTTGTCTAAATCTAATTAAAGCTTGGGTTGATGAATCAACCAAATCGTCATGGCTACCTGCTGGGAACGAAGCAAATTCTTCTACCACTTCTTCTGCAAATTTTCTATCGGGTGCCCAAACAATACCAGATGCAAATAGATCAGCCACAGCATTAACCCTAGCTATCTTATCATTACCTCTGCTTGGAGTATATTCTGACACAGGTATGCCCATTTGTCTCAATTCAAATATCAATGGCATACCAGCAGCTTTACCCTCAACTATAAAAGCATCAGGTTGCCATTCATTGTACATCTCAAAAGCTTTCTTTTTTAAATCTGGAAACTCTAGTCTTTCTTTGTGAGCATCCAATAATATAACTTGTGGTTGTGTGATCCCATCATCGTCTGGTCTATAGAAAACACCCCATGTGGTACACGCAGAAAAGTCTGAACGCTGTGTTTTTAAAAACGCAGTATCCCATGACTGTATAATAAACTCGCATTCAGGTGGCTCATCTTCTTCCCATACTTTCCACCACTCTCTTTTGATAATGGCAGCACCCTCTGATGTAGGGTCTTGTTGGTACTGAGCAGACCATTTAGCTATAGGCAGTTCTGCTTTAAGCTTTTCTAATTCTTTTATATCCCAAAACTCTTGCCACAAACTTTTGCCTGAAGGCAAAATAGCTGGAAACTCTATTACTTCCCAATCATCTGTTCCTTCTCTTTGAGCAGAAGATTTAAGAATCTGCCCCGTCAGATCACGCTTGTGCCATCTTGTCATTACGATAATGATCGCACCACCGGGCTGCAGACGCTGACGAGGACCAGATGTATAGTATTCATAGACCTTATCAAACACAGAGGGATCATTGCTTTGTCCTTCTTGCTCTGAGTGAGGATCATCTATGATGAGTAGATCAGCACCTTTACCAGTAACTGCACCACCAATACCAATAGCGAAGTAGTCTCCACCTTTGTTTGTGTTCCAACGACCAGCAGCTTTACTGTCTGACTGCAATCCAACATTAGGAAATACCTTCTTGTAATCTTCTGAACCTACAAGGTTTCTTACTTTCCTACCGAATCCAACAGCTAACTCTGCTGTATGGGCTACTTGAATAATTTTTTTATCTGGGTAACAACCTAAGAACCAAGCAGGTAAGAGATAAGATGCGAACTCAGACTTAGTATGTCTGGGTGGCATATTGATAATCAATCGTTTTAACTTACCATCTTTAACTCTGTTGAAAGCATCAGACATAATCTTATGATGATAGCCCTCAATAAAGGCAACCCACATCTGCTTAACAAAAGATAAAAAATCTTCTCCAGCTTCTTCTTGGTTTTTTGTTTGTTCGTATTGCTTAACCAAATCCATCAAAGCATCTTGTTGCTCTTTTGGTAATTGGTCTATCTTGCTGAGGTCGATGTTCAAATTGCGGCACCCAAAAAATAAACAGAGTATGGAGAACTCTGAATAAGAGTGTAAAGATAAGTTTTAAGGATGCCACAAAACTCTACTAGTTTAATACTAGCTATTATTAAATAACTAGATATAAAATAAATTAGTTTAATACTAGCTAGTTTTTCTCTAGCGATAGCTCTACCCATTATATGCATACTTTCACATCTTCACTTGTTCGTCAATAGTATTCTGAAACTTTTTTATTGGGTTGTTTCTGGTGCTCATTACAGTACGCCATCTATTCGGTTGAATTGTTACCCAGCCACCTTCTTCTAATCGCTTAATCATTGCATGAACTGTACTCTTTGAAGATAACCCTAGGGCATCTGCTAGTGAGTCTAGTGATGGTCCACAGCTAAATTGATCCCAATGGCTTTCTATTGCTAGTAACAGCTTAGATTGTTTCTCTGTCATAAATATATACCCCTATGCTATATGGTACCTTAGAACATTATACGAACATTTATAATAAAAAGATAGTAGGAAGTTGGTCGAGAAAAAAAATATACCCCCCCCTATGGATTATGAAAAGTTTGAAATTATTTGCGTAAAACAGTATGTACCCATAGTCAGAAGAAAAATTCTAATAGGGGGGATGGGGGTGGGTGGGGCTATTAATAGGGGCTTTCAGCGATAGTGGGTACTAACTATCATACATTAATGCTGTGTGCCAAACATCTGCTGTATCTTTTCCTCTAACTCCAGCTTGATCTCTGCACTAGTCTTATCATTGGTGCTTGTCTCCACTCTATCAGTAAACAATGCTACCTCTGAAATCTTGCCTATGAGTTCCAAGGCTCTGATTCTACTAGATTCATTATTGCCTGTATCAGTAGCCTCTTTGATTAGCTGGTCTGTAACCATACGCCTTAGAGAGATAGCTGAGGTTATGGAATTATCCTCTAATCTCTTGTATCCAGCCTTTAACCTTTGGGTTACCTTTGGGTTACCCATGAGAACGCTTGACTCCCTGTGTATGCTGTTGTCCTTCATCTTAGAGCAATCGTATGCATTCCTATAAGCATCACTTCCTGATAGCCCTGAGAGTATCCCTTGAACAAACTTCTCTTGCTTAGGTGTTAGCCCTGTAATACTTCTTACTTTGTCCTTACTATTGTCTTTGTCTTTGGTCATATCTATCTATTAACCCTCTAATATTTGAAATTAATTTTAGTACTGTTCTCTAGGTATGTGTGAGTAGGTACTATCTCTTAATGCCTTTGTATAACTCATTATCCGTTGGCTACGCCAACAACACAAGCTATGGTGTAG